TGAGAAGCCCCAAGTAAACTATGCCCTCCCGGGACAGAACCCGGATCTACTCCTTCAAGAGTTTGCTTTCTACGGTGGGATGTTATCTCACTGGAGGAAGCCCTGGCTCTTAGAGCCGAACAAACATAATGTTTGGTGCTTATCTCAGATGAGCACATTCTCACGCGCCTTCCCTCCTCCAGGGTCGGACGTTCTTGAGAAAGAACGATTAGACGTTCTGAATCATTTAACTGATGATTCTTGGGATGATGAGCCCTTTGCACATAATGCGTGCAGCGCGTTTTCTCGCGCAGCGTTTAATATTAAAAACGCAATTGACCAAAAAATTGGTCGCGGCCTGACCAGAAACACTCATGTGTCGGTGTCCGCATCTGGTTGCTTTGAAAGCACCCAAGAGACCGAAGGTCTAGCTGGTTTCGTAACCACCTGTCTTTGGAGGTTCGTAAACAGGCCTGTAAAGGATGTTTACGACTTCTCCACGGAATCATTCCGTCACGGTCAAAATGAGTCCGTCGGTCGCCCAACTACTGTTGACGTAGGAATTGGGGGGGATCTATATGATCCTTTCGGCCGGTTATGCGTACCTGTCAGACAGAAGTCAGACATGTTCGCAGACTGTGGCGAAGCCACAAACGCAAGGACCCTTTACGGGAAGATCCTTTATCGTTACACCTCTAGGCAGGCTCAAACCTACTATAGAGAGCTCGGAATTGATTCCGATTTCATCAGGATGATGAGGGAGGTCTTAAAGACTGACCTAGAAAGTGAAGTAACTTTCTGCGGTAAGACGATCCGGGCTGATACGGCTTACCAGACTCATATCAATGAGTGCCTTGGAGATATATTACTCCTCTGGGCAATTGGTTTTCTAAACCAGGCCGGATATATCCGGTTCGAGCCGGAGCATGACCAGCTCGCCTCGTGGGACATCTACGGGACAGGGAACTGCCAAATATGTGCATGTTTCCCATCGGGTGAGAAGCCCGAGCACATTTGTGTTCAAGAGGATGAAGATCCTGAGGAACAATTGTGCTGCAGGATCCCGCTTTTTCGAGAAAGAAGGATCCGCCGGATTATACAAATCCAGAGCTTTCCAGTTCAGCTCATGGTTCTCGCAGAACCAGGGTTCAAGGCTCGCGCCTTAACCAAAAACATGGCAGCTCTTACAATCTGCCAGATGGCGTTACGTCATGCGGTCGCAGACCATTTATCCCATGACGGGAGAGCAGGCTTTGGCCTTAAGAGTGCTTATGCGCTCTGGGATCTTCTAAAGATGCTCCGGAAGAAAGACTTCCGAGTTTATTCCGTAATAAACACTGACCTTACTCGGTCAACAGATCGGATCCCGATCTCGTTAATCCGGTCCATGTGGGATGGATTTTTCGCATCGGAACTGGATCACCCCTTGATGGGGTTGGTGCAATTAATTGCCCCTGACCACGAATTCGTGGACAAGAAATCGATTTCTGACGTTAGGTCAGGCCGAAGGCTGCATAACGACCAAGGTCAAGGTTCCTTTATGGGAGAACCTATGTCATTTATGACATTGACACTCTATAACTTGTGTATTATAGAATTGTCAAATTGGGCACGAACCCATAATCTTGAGTTGGGTGACCCAATGGACTTCTGGGAGTCTATGGCTGTTACGCAGCCGTTGAGGTTAATAAACCGGGAAACCCGGAATAATGAAACCCGAGAGATTGAGTCTCTCAATATAAGAAACTTATCTGGATACCCTCTCCAGGCTTCTTATACGCGTCTTTCTTATGACGCTGTCATCGGTGATGACGCACTAAGATTCGCTCTAGTGCCTAGGCTTGGTAATTATCACAGGTACTTGTACCGTGTTACCAATGCCTCCCTATCGATAGGTAAGGACACTGAGTCCCGCGTACATGCGATACTCGCCGAGAATCATGTGTATGTTGAGACTTCAAAGTCTCGTACGCGTCTATCATATTTAGACGTCGTGAAGATGAGGTTACTAACTCCATCAACACGGTACCATTCCGACAATCGGTCTTCGATTGTCGGGAAGGGCGCAGCCCTTCAGACAGCACTTGTCTGGATCCGGGATATGGGTCCCGTAGCCATTCCAATGGCTGAACGTGTTCAGAGACTCTATATGTCGTCTCTAGAGCACTTCTTGTCACCTCAAGGTGACACGTGGAAGAGATTCATCTCTCTGCCCACGTACTTACCAACTGGGTTGGGGGGAGTTCGTCTCCCTAGACGGCCAAACTGGGATGACCGACAGTTCGTTCACGAACTGAGTATTCTGAACTTTCTTAAGACAGATACTTTTGAGAGCCGTTTTAAAGTGCTCTCTGACCTTCGATTGGTCAACGCTCCCCGTAAAAGAGCGATTGAGCTCCCATCTTTGTCAGAGATGTATGGAGTTCTGGGCTTACCTGAAAACCCAGCCATTAAAATGGCATTCGATCCTGAGGATCGATCCGGTCTCGTGACACTTGACGCGGTGCTCTCCTTCATAGAAGCGCAGCACCCGGAGGTGGACGTGAGCCCAATCACCGGGCGACCCCGTGTCGCTGACAGTTTACGAACTGTAGCCGCTTCCTACGGCTTCGTTCCAATTGATTCATTTTTAGATCAATGGGAACGGTTTGCCACTTTTGGCAAGGCCTTTCTAGGTCAATCCAAGCCAGCTAAGCTGACATGGACACATTATGTGTCAATGCTTGGTAAAGCATGGGGGAAGTTAAAGAAGGATTTCCCTTGGGAGGTCGTTGGGTTTTATACCTCAGACGAGCTCAAGCCAGTTTTCGATAACCTTGACAAGTTATCTTGGGAACTGGGCAAGACATTTATGTCTTTAGTCCATTCGGGACTTATAGAGGACGGCTTTCTCGGTGCCGGTCCAACATTGAATGTTAATCTCGCAAGACGAGATGCTCGGATTGAATCCAGGTCCGGCTTTTCGGCCGTTCTTGGCCAATCCGTGGAGGTTTACCTCCAAAATCTCAGGTCTCCTGAGGAGGACTTAGAAGTCCGCGACCTGTAAAGTGTTGAGACCGAAATCTCACTTAGTCGGTAGGGGTTACCCCTGTTATAATATATCTTCAAATCGGGCGAGCTCGGTTGGCCCCAC